TGATGTACCTAAACACTGTTACTGATGGTGGAGAAACTGAATTTCTATATCAATCAAAACGGTTCCAACCTAAGAGAGGACAAGTATTAATTTGGCCAGGAGGATTCACTCATACTCATAGAGGCAATCCACCACTCTCAGGAGAAAAGTACATTGCTACATCATGGTTAGAAAATATTAACGCATAAAATGGCAAACTGGTATAAGGATCAATTAACAAATAAAAATTATCTTTCTCCAATAGGATTCTTATTCGTATTGGATAAGGCGAAGAAGGTATCGTTTTTATGCCAGAAAGCAGAGATACCTGAAATCACTTTAGGTAAGGTCGATATACCTACTAGGGGTATGGTACCTATCCCAATTGACGGAAATATCCAGTATGGAAATCTTAATCTTGAATTTATAGTTGATGAAGATTTAAGAAACTATATGGAGATTCACAATTGGATCAGAGCATTAGGTATACCTCAAGATGCTCAGGAAAGAGAAGATTGGAATAATAAGTATGCAAAGTTTAGTCCATCACAAGAGACAAGGTTCTCTGATGCTACACTACAAGTATTGAACAATAATAATATTATAAATTTTGATGTTGTATTTAAGAGTTTATTTCCTGTATCTTTATCTACTGTTAACTTTGATGTTACGGGAACAGATAATGAATACTTTACTGCAAGTGCTACCTTTGAGTATATGTTATACGAGATCCGAGATAAGAATACTCAGAAGAGACGATGAAGTTTGAGTTTGAACATCACTGGGGTGGTAAGGATACTTGGTATCTGAAGCTCGAAAGATGGGCAAAGAAACAACCTGTGCCAATTAATTTTCTGGCACAGGGACTCATAGAATGGTTGAAAAAAATCTGGATTGATGCTAAAATACAGAATACCATGAGGGAGGTTGACCTTCAAGCTGCTAATATCGTACAAGAATGGGAGAATAATGACAGAACAAACCATAGACACATCGTGGAGACAGGAGTATTTGGGGATGAAGGCTGGTCTCTCGAAATTTCAAATCGAGCTTTTGGAGAACGGACCCAAGTCTCTTTCCCAAAGTTGGATCCTCGGAGCGATGCACGGCAACTGGAAAAAGATGAAAGGGATCAAGGATCCTGAACCCCCAGACTGTCAATCCAGTCTAAGTGAATTTTATAAGAAGCAAGATAGTTATGAATCTGGAAACACTTCAGGAAAAGTGGAAGAGTGATTGCCAAATAGATACTGATCAATATGGTAATGCCTCTATAATAATACCTCAACTCCATCAGAGATGGATGGAGTTTTATAATACCTTTTCTTTAATGAAGAAAGATAGAGAAGGTGAGATGAGAGGTTTGATTAAAGAGAAATGGATATACTATAAAGGAAAGGCACCTGCGACAGTGTATCGTGAGGTGCCTTTTGATTTTAAATTAACTACTAAAGAAGAAGTTAATATGTTTATCGATGCTGATGATGATGTCAGAAAACTTCAGTACAAGATCGACTACATAGAACAAGTACTCTTCTTTCTTGACGGTGTTTTACGGCAAATCAACAGTCGTAATTTTCAAATTAAAAACGCTATTGAGTGGGAGAAATTTCAAGCAGGTATGTAATGATGGACTTGTCGATCAAGAAAAAGAACGAAGTCTATCTAAAGGTTGAAGCAGAACCTCATCTTCATAAAGAAGCAGCAGAATATTTTTCTTTTGATGTTGAGTCTGCGAAATATATGCAGAGGAAGAACAGGTATAGAGGTTGGGATGGTAAGGTACATTTATACTCTCCTGCTACTGGAGAGATATATTGCGGTCTAGTTGACTATCTGACGGACTGGGCTCAGGAGAAGGGATATACTTATCAATTTCAGGAGTCAGAAAATTTCGGTCATCCCATAGATCAGAATAATCTTGTAACTCCTGAATCTGTTGTGGGATTTGTGAAGGCACTGGGGATTCCTGTAAAGGCTCGCGACTACCAATATTCAGCAATATACGAATGCCTACGATACAACAGACGACTCCTATTGTCCCCAACTGCAAGCGGGAAATCCTTAATGATTTATTCATTGGTTCGGTTTCATGTAAATGTTAAAAGAAAAGTTTTAATCGTAGTACCTACTACGTCTCTTGTTGAGCAGATGTATAAAGACTTTGAAGAATATGGATGGATGGCATCCAAACACTGCCACAAAATATATGCGGGGGAAGAGAAAAATTCGGAAGCTGATTGCATAATTACCACTTGGCAATCTGTTTATAAGCAACCTCGTAAATGGTTTGAGAGGTTTAATGTCGTCATAGGTGACGAGGCTCACCAGTTCAAAGCCAAATCTCTTACTACGATTATGCATAAATTGCATGGATGTAAATACCGATACGGTTTTACTGGTACATTAGACGGTGCTAATGTTAATCAACTTGTACTTGAGGGTGTCTTTGGTAGATGTTCTCAAGTAACTAGGACTCATCAATTGATGAAGAAAGGTCATGTTGCTCAGCTTAAAGTTAAAGTTATTGTACTTAAACATGATGAACAAATCTTTGATGGATATCAAGATGAAATAGAATACCTTTGTGAGCATGAACAACGTAATAAATTTATTCGTAATTTAGCATGTGATCTTAAAGGTAATACCCTTGTCCTTTTTAACTATGTAGAGAAGCACGGTATGCCTTTGTATGAGATGATAAATAGTCATACGGACAAACCAGTACACTTCGTTTATGGTGGGGTGGATGTTGATGACCGTGAACAAATAAGACACTTAGTAGAAAATGAAAATGATTCGATTATTGTTGCCAGTTATGGCACTTTCAGTACTGGGGTTAACATTAAACGGTTGCACAACATCGTCTTCGCCAGTCCCTCCAAGTCCAGAATCCGAAATCTCCAATCAATTGGACGGGTACTTCGGGTCGGCATTGGAAAAGAAGTAGCAACATTATATGATATAGCTGACGATATTAGTAGAGATAATGGAAAGAACTATACTCTCCTTCATCTCTTTGAAAGACTCAAAATCTATAGAGATGAAAAATTTAATTATGAAATCATAGATGTAAAAGTAAAATCAAATGGCAATTAATTACGCTAAACATGATGAAGAGTTTTACGGAGTTTTTAAACTCCTTAATGGAGAAGAGATCCTTGGTAAAGCTGTTTTAACGAATGAAAGTAATGAAACTCTATGTTTCATAAGTGATCCTGTTGTGATACAAGTTATAGAAAAAAGAATATCAGAAGATAAGATGATGCGTGGTATAGGTTTCCATCGATGGATGCAATTATCTGATGAAGAATTTATTATTATTCGTGAAAAAGATGTTATAGCAGTTGCTTCTATGAGTAAGGAAGTAGTATTAATGTATGAAACTTATCTTGCTAATGAAAAAGATGAAAATAATGATGCAAAAAAGGAACGAGTAGCACGTAAGAGATCTAGTATTCAAAATGCTAAAGGATATCTTGGAAAAATTGATGAGGCACGTGCTAAGTTTGAAAAACTATTTAACTTATAATATTGCCCTGAACCCTTACACGGTTAGTGTACAGGAAATTGACAAACGTGTCAAGCTTTGATATAATAATAAAGCAAAGGGAATGTAAATAATGAAGAAAACTGCACCTAAGAAGAAGCAACATTACGTTAATAATGCTGACTTTCTTGCTGCTATTGTAAAGTATAAAGAAAAGGTTAAGATTGCTGAAGAGCAAGGATTACCTAAACCAAGAGTTAATAATTACATTGGTGGATGCTTCTTAAAGATAGCAACACACTTATCATACAGACCAAATTTCATCAACTACATGTATAAGGATGATATGGTGTGTGATGGTATAGAGAATTGTATACAGTACATAGATAACTTTGATCCAGCGAAGAGTAAGAATCCCTTTGCTTATTTTACGCAGATAGTTTACTATGCATTCCTAAGACGTATTGCTAAAGAGAAACGTCAGATGGATATCAAAGATAAAATTTTAGAGAAATCAGGATACGATCATGTATTCTCGGTTGACGGAGATGGGCATACCGATTATAATCAGATTAAAAATCGCGTTGAGATGAATGCCAAGCGTTAAAGAAGCCTTACTAACACTGATAAAAGAGAGGGCTTACCGTAAGGGTGAGTATAAATTGTCTTCTGGTAAGAC